CGTCAACAGCGAAGAAGCGGGCGCTAAACTGTCGGCAGCGCTGGAGGATGACCTCATAACTGTCACGCTTGCAACTGATGAAAACGGCGATCCGGATAACACTAAGAATACTGCTACGGCTGTTGCAACAGAGATCGCAACGATTAATGGTTTCAACGCTGAAGTATCCGGCAATGGGTCAGGGGTTATCACCGCCTTCAGTGATGATGAGCCGCTGCAATTCTCCGGTGGTATGGATGATACATGGGCTCCGCTCTATGATTCGGAAGGAAACGAATTATCTCTGGAAATAGGCGGCGAAACAGCCCGGGTTTTTGGTCCATTTGACTACTTTCCGCGCTTTTTGGGCGGGAAAATCACCTTAACCGCCGAATCTGCACCTGCTGAAGACGGTCTGACGACAGTAATTGTACAGAAGGTGAGAGCATGAAATATCCTGTCAAAAGATACTTTGTAAGCCGGGAAGGGAATCACTATCGCGAAGGAGATATTTTTGAGACCGGCGATCTCACCCGGGCGAAGAAGTTGCAGGGGAAGAATTGGATCGGAGCGGCAATTGGCGGCGAGAAGCCTAAACCTACACCGGAACAACCTAAACAAGACGAGATCCCGCCCGAAAAAGCCGAAAACGCCCTTGGACAGGGTGAAGATGTCCCGGAAAACGGGGGAGATGACGGCGAAGTCGCCATTGTCGAGCAAAAACCCGGCGGCTGGTATAAACTGTCCGACGGCCGAACCGTCAGAAAATCTGAGTTACCGGAGCATTTGCAGCAATGAGACCGGGAGAGTATAGGAACAAAATCACCATACAACAGCAAACAGAGAGTCGCGGCGAAGATGGTTCTATTTCTTACGGGTGGGAAACATTCGCGACAGTTTGGGCAAAAGTAATGATTCGATCCGGCAAGGAATACTGGGCATCGGCGAAGATCAACGCGGAATTGTCCGGCATTATCAAATGCCGGTACCTTTCCGGTGTTTTGCCGTCAATGCGGATTGTTTACGGGTCGCGAACGTTTGAGATTTTAGCCGTTATCGACATTGAGGAACGACACCGGGAATTGGAGATCCATGTCAAGGAAGTGGTTGAATGAGATTAAACATTAAACTTGAAGGACTCCAAGACTTGCACAAAGCCTTTGAGAAATGCGCTGACCAAATGTTCGACGGGCTAGTGTCGGCCGCCGAAAAAGGCGCCTTCATTCAGCTTATGGAAATGCAAAGGAAAGTCCCTGTCGATAAAGGCGAACTCCGGAAAGGGCTTGGCTCAAAGGTCAACCCCAAAAAGTCGAACCGAGCCGTAACTGTAGACACCGGAGTTATTGAAAATCCGTCAGGAAGGGCGGATTTTTTTGTTAAAGCTGCTTCCGTGGAATATGGTCACGCAAGCCCAGGAAAGCGCGGAGGAACAAAAACAACTCCTGCCATTTCCTATCAAAGGAACACTTTGGACGAAACAAAACGCGTTGTAAAAAAAGTAGTTCGGGAAGAACTTGCGAAGGTGGTGAACCGGCTTGGATCTGGAAACAGCAATATTTAAACACCTTTCTACCCACGCCGGACTAACCGCCTTGGTTGAAGATCGTATCTATCCGTTAATTCTACCTGATGTCGTCACTTATCCGGCCGTAACGTTCCAAATGATTTCCGGTGTTGACGATCATTGCATGAGCGAAGATCCAGACAGCACGGAAGCGCGGATTCAGTTCACGGCATGGGGCAAAACCGCTGCCGATGTTCGGAACGTTCAAGCGCAAATCAAAGCGGCGTTCAAGGACTTTTCCGGCATCATGGGTGGTGTTGGTGGGGTCAATGTTGGTCACGTTTTGCAAGCCGGCAAATTCGACGGGTACGACGACGAAACCAAAACCTTTTGGAGAACACAAGATTTTATGATTATGTATGAGGGGTGATTTAAATGGCAACTGCCGGAAAAACTGCTTCACTGTGGGTTGGCGATCCTTTGGTGAAAGTTGCGGAAGTCAAGGATGTTTCCTTGTCCGTCAACGGCAAAACAATTGATATTACCAATTTTGACAGCGGAGAATGGGAAGAGTTTATTAATTCCACGAAGGGTTGGAGCCTGTCGGTAAATGCAAACTTCAAGGCAACCGACCCTTCGCAGGTGGCAATTATGAACAACATCTTAAACGCAAGCCAGGGTGTATACGCGATTGAATATCGCTTGACTTCCGCCCCCGCACCTAAATTCGCTGGCAATGTTGTTACGGAAAGTTATTCCGTTAGTGCACCTGTGGGCGATGTTATCAACCTGCAAGCGACTTTGAAGGGTAGTGGAGAACTGACCTTCACCGCCGCTTAATGGAGGTGCTTTAAATGGCTACTGCTGGTAAAGTCGGTGCGGTACTGGTTCAAACATCAGACGCGCCGATTGCTTTTTTAGACGAACCGATGACGGCGAACGCCGACCGGACACGGTACACTATCACGGACGCGACAAAACGATATTGGAACCGCTACGCAGATTTTGTTGTCGAAGTTGACGGAACACCAATAACATCCGGATACTTCATCGAATATGCTGGTGGGGTCGTGGTGTTTGAGGAAGCCCTAGAAGTTGGGGAAGTTGTCACTGTTTCCGGCGAATATGTACAAGTTGAACAGCTTGCCGGGTTCTTTAACTGGAGCCTGTCGGTAAATAACAAAACGATTGATGTCACGGCGTATGAATCCGGGGAGTGGGAAGAGTTTGTACTTGCAACCAAAAATTTCACGGTTAACGCTGAAAAGTATTGGTACGTTGACAAAACCTTCCCAACACTCGTCGGTCAAGATGTTGTAATCGTTTGTTATACCAACTTCGGAGCTCCAAAAACACGTTTCGAGGGTTGGGCGACACTTGGACAGGTTGATATTAACTCACCAGTTAACGAAATCATTAATGAACGTTTGAGTTTAACCGGAAAAGATGGAATCTATTACAGGGCAGGGTAACACCTGCCCTTATTTTGGAGGGGATAAGGATGGCAATTTTAAGCGTACCTATTGTACTGGATAAACCGCGAAATTTAAGGTTTGGAATGGAAGCAATGATCGCGATTGAAGATGAAACAGGAAGATGTTTTCCGGAGGTCTATCGCGACCTTTTGGTTGGAGCTAAGACCGGAAAATTCAGCATTAAAGATTTTAGAAACCTAATTTGGGCCGGTCTTAAACACGAAGATGAAAACTTGACTCCAAAACAAGTTAGCGAAATACTTGATAACTCGGATTTTGAAGATTTGCTTGGAAAGATTGCCCAGGCGGTGGAAGGGGCAATTGGTGAACAGGGAAACCCCAAAGCGGGAGCGACCAAAGAGGCGGAGGCAAAGTCTACTCCCGCGTAACTGATTTTGTTAAAGACGCCCTTCCTTTTGCGTTGGGCGTTTTAAATTTGTCTCCGCAGGAATTTCTCAAACTTACTCTTGCAGAGTATAGGGCAAAAGTTAAAGGTTTTAGCGAATACGAACAGTCAAAAGCAATCGCCAACCGGTTTAACGCTTGGTGGATTGGGCGGTGCTTTTGCGGCGAAGGGTATCCGGAATGGGATAAGTTTAACGCTATGTTTTCTGACGAAGACCAGAAGGAAACTTCGGACGAAGAAAATATCGAAGAAGCGAAAAAACTCGGCCTAAAAGGCCCATGGAGCGAGGAGGAATAAACATATGGCACAAGTTGGATCTCTGTGGGTGCGATTAGGTATAATTGACAAAGACTTCGAACAAGGGCTAAAAAAAGCCGAACGAGATTTAAACCGATTCGGTAATAGATTATCGAGCTTGGGTCAGCGGTTAACCACTGGCCTTTCCATTCCTCTTGCTTTAGTGAGTGGTGCAGCTATTAAGCTTGGCATGGATGCGGTTGAAAGCGAAAGCCTTTTCAGTGTTTCCATGGGGAAAATGGCCGATTCCGCACGGGAGTGGTCGGAGGAACTAAGAAAAAAACTTGGTCTTAACGCTTATGAACTTAGAAAAAACGTTGGTATGCTTTATACCATGTTTAACAGTATGAAAATGGGCGAACGGGCCAGTTATGACATGGCTAAGGGTTTAACCCAGTTAGCTCATGACATGGCTTCCTTTTATAACTTAAATCCAGAAGAGGTATTTCAAAAACTCCAAGCCGGGATCACGGGTCAAGTCGAACCATTAAGGCGGCTTGGAATAGTCGTAAACGAAACAGCCATAAAACAATGGGCATTAACAAATGGCATGATTAAACAGGGCGAAACCATGACCGAACAGCAAAAGATTTTCGCCCGTTATAATGTTATCATGGAAGCAACAAGCGAAGCCCAAGGCGACTTGGCGCGAACAATGGACAGTCCGACCAATAAACTCCGAACGCTGAGAGAAGAAATCCAAAACACTGCCATTGATTTAGGTGTTGCTCTCTTGCCTGCTGTTTCTGGGTTGCTTCAATCTTTAAAACCAATGGTAGAATTAGTGTCAAAATTAGTAGAGAAATTTTCAAAACTGCCGGAACCGATCAGAAACGTAGTTGCCGGTCTTGCCGGTCTACTTATTATGCTTGGCCCTATCATAATGCTTGTCGGAAAATTCCTGACGACTTTGGCGTCTATTCCCGGAGCGATAACAGCAATAGGAAGCGGAATTCCTTTATTAACCGGATCACTAGGGATACTGGCAAAAGCTTTCGCCCCGTTCCTTATCGGCGGTGCAATTATAACTGGCTTGGTTGCCATTGTTGGTTGGTTGTCTAAGATCCGAGAAGAAGCTAGGCTTGCAGCAACCGACATTAAAAGCGTAACTGGCGCGGAGGAAGCGCAGAAACTTGTTGATTATTGGAGCAAAGAAGTAAAAAGGCGCAAACAAGAGCGAGAAAAGTTTTATGAGTTTACCAAGTCCATAGCGGGGGATTTTTGGTTAAGAAACATCAAAAAAACAACTTGGGGAGCCGAACACGAACGCCTTACTAAAGAAATAGCGGAAGCAGAATTAAAGTTAAAACAAGCTAGGGATAAGTTAAAAGGCATCACTCCTGACTCTCCTGCTGGAACGGATGCATACGTAACAGTAAACGGAGCAACGGTCAATGGAGGGCTGGGCGGAGGCAAATTTGATCTAAACAAAACCCTTGCCGATTACAAAAAAGAGCGCGAAGATATAATTGCTATATCGAAAGCTTTGGGCGACACCGAAAACTTGAATGCAGATCTTGCCGCAAATCTACGAAGTGAAATTGCGCTTTTAATTTCTCAAGGCTATAAGCCAGAACAAAAAGTACTAGCTGACTTAATAACAGAGTATAACAAATACAATGAAGCAGCAGAAAAAGATAAAGAACAAAAATACGACATTGAAAAAACTAACAAACGACTTAATGAAAGTATGGCCGAACTGGATGCCAGGGAAACCCTTTTTGGCGAATCAACTGAAATCAACGCACAAAAAATGCGCCTGTTAGAATCGGCTATGGTTGAGATGGTTGTTAATGGTATTGACCCACAATCAGAAGCTGTCCAAGCATTGATGAAGGATTATGATGAACTAAACCAAAAACTAATCGACGCCGAACTAGCCATGGAGGAACTTCCCGCCGAAGAAACGGCAGAAAAAATTCGTACCTGGCGTGATGCTCTCCAAGAATTATCAGACGACATGGGAACATACAATGACAAAATGGTTAGTTTGGCAGAATATACAGCCTATTCCATTCAAAACGCGTTTGCAGACATCTCTTTTGCCGTTGTAAAAGGAAAGTTTGACGACGTTGGCGATGCTTTCCAAAGCCTTTTGGACAGTATTCTTCGTTCATTGACTAACCTTTTTTCTCAATCGCTCTTCCAAAAGTTCCTGGGAATGTTTCTCGGAATGGGAACGGGTTATGATTTACCAGCCGGGTTTTCTCCTTCTTCTCTCATTCCAGACACCGTACCGATAGCGCGGGCAATTGGTGGGCCTGTTTCCATGGGTTCGCCTTATATTGTCGGTGAACGCGGCCCGGAACTGTTCATTCCCTCAACAAGCGGTAACATTATCCCAAATGGCAAAATAGGCGCGAATGTGCAGGTCAATGTCATTAATCAATCAGGCGTCCAAATGACCGCCAAACAATATACGAAAGTCGATGCCGAAGGTTATATAGTTAACGTCATGTTGAACGCCGTAGCGACAAACAAAGGCGGCATGCGTGACGTTTTACAGGGGGCGTGATTATGGCTTATCCAGCATTTCCAAACATACAAAAACCATCTTATCAATACGATCTGGAGCCGGAAGATCCGGGCATAGTAACTCAATTTGAGGACGGTTCACAAGCGAGCGCGGCGCGATTTACACGGTCGCGCTTGTCTTATTCTTACCA